ATGATAACGCGTGCGACGATTCGAGCAGAGAGATCGGCTGGGCGTTTCCGGTATCCGGGAATTTCAAGATTTATTGGATGAAGTACAGGGCAAAGAGGCATCTGTATTTTTATCTAATGTCGGAATCCGCAAATAAATTTAAGGTCAAGCAATTCAGCCTTGACCAACGATTTAAGCACTATAAAGAGATTATAGAGCTTATGGATGCCGAGTTCGCTGCGATTCAGGAAGAGCGTCCTGACGAGTTTGCCGGCGTTGATGCTTACGGGTTATTTGGAACTTCGATAAATGCCGGATTTTCTTACGATTCAGTTGGGAAAGATACAACCTATGACAGTGATCAGGATGTTATTTTCGAACCTGATGAGGCGAGTTAAGTGTCTGACGTAGGCGACGACATAAAAGACACGCTGAAAGATATCGGTACTGTCGTTTCGGTTATTGGGGGTAGCGGGTCTGAATACTTGGACTTTGAGCCGAACGCCCAGGTAACAAAGCCATTTATTCGAGAGTTCTTTCTTGACGCCATGGTTTCGTACGATACGGCCATGGTAACTGGCGACATTATTGAGTTTGACGTTACGGGTGATCTTTTTATCGTAATGAATAAAACTCCAATGCTCCTTGAAAATGAGCGTATTTATAATGATACCGTTCTTTATAAATGCAACGTTTCCGGTGAGATCCTGCGCCCGTCCGGTGAGACAAGAGATTCCCAGACCATGCTCAAGTCGGCTGTTTTTGTAAGTATTAAGTCTGACGCTTATAGCTTGCTGACAGAGCCGTTGTTTTCAGGATACCTCGACACCGAGTCCGAGCTTGCCAATATAGGTATTGAGCGTCAGGAGTTATACATTCCGAGTTCGTTTGGGATACAGACATTGGATAGATTTGAGCCGACATCGGGCGAGTATTATATAGTCGAGTCGATTCGAACACGAAGGTTTCCCGGGGTAGATGTTGTTGTTTTGGGCGAAGATACGAGATAATTTAATTTTGAGATGCCACTTTGTTAAGGTAGAGTACCTTGGCAAGCAATCACTGTTGGAGTGAAGATGAAAAAAAAGATATTGTTTGTGGGACTCAACCCGTTTGCCACGATCGGCAATTCGGGTATGATGAACGCCATACTTGGGCAGGTTGATACGGCTCGGTTTGATATCACCTGTTTTGCTGCTGATCCACCTTCCGTTGAATACCTTCCATTGATATTTAAACCGTTACCGTTTTCACTTATTCCCGCCGGAGAACCGAACGATCCGCAAGGCAAGGGCAGGCTTTTAAATATTCTTAATAGAACTCCGATAGACGTACTTGTTTTTGTGGGGCTGGATATTTGGGAATATGTCGATATTTTTAAAGACATTATCGAGGCGCGTAAAAACCGAGGGTTCAAGTGGGCCTGGATATTCCCGTATGATCTTCAGACAGTTCGAGCCGACTGGGTTGATTGGATAAATCAGCTTGATTGCCCGTGCGTATATTCGAAATACGGTGAGAATCTCTTAAAGGATCACGTTCCTAACATCCAGTATTTTAGACCGCCCATACGATACTCCGATATCTGGAAACCCATGAGCGAGCAGGAACGCGCCGCAGTTAAAAAACGAGTGTTCCCAACAGTTCCAGACAATGCGTTTTTGTTTGGGTTTATCGGCGTAAACCAGTTTCGCAAGGATCCGCAAGGGCATATCAAAGCGTTTTCCATTGCGCGAAGACGAAATACGGATCTTTATTTTTTTATGCACACAGACTTTTCGAGCGGGGTTTTTAATCTTCGTCAAGCGGGGCTGGACTATGGATTAACCGACAACACGCTTTTAAAAAAGCCGGACGATCGACACAGATATTCAGTTGATTCAATGCCTCAATTGTATAACTCTTTCGATTGTTTGGTTAATTGCAGCCTGCAGGAAGGGTTGTCATGGACGCCGCTTGAAGCAATGCTGTGCGGAACTCCGGTTATAGCATCCGAATCAACTGCGCATATCGAGCTGGTCGGGGGAGCCGGTAAATTAGTCCCGTGCGAAACCGACGCGTTTTTGCCGACAAGGACGGTTGGTGGTCCAAGTTTTATCGATGCGAAAAAATGTCGTCCGGAAGATATTGCCGCGGCGATGCTGGAAGTTGCGGAAGACAAGGCGATGCAAAAAGGCATGGGCATTCGTGGTAGAGATAGGGCCGAGGAATGGCTTGCAGGCGTGTCGGACATTAATGATTTACTGGACAAGGCTTGTTTGACTGAAACGATAATCGTTAAGGCTGAAGATAAAATAGAAGCCGTGCTATTCGTTCAGCATTCCGCCGCCGGCGATGTGTTTATGACCACCAGGTGTTTTAAAGGTATCAAAGAAAGATACGGCCTGCCGCTTCATTACATGACCCAGCCTAAATATGCTGACATTCTTGTAAATAATCCGTACATAGACGAAATCATTCCGTGGGACGAAAGCGTTAAATACCGGTTCGTTGTTAATCCGCACGGCGAGAGAATTGCTCCGGGGCATTGGGGAAGAAACAGCAACTCGATTCTGAGCGATTTTTACTGGAAAATACTGAACGTTGAGCCGGACGATTTCTTTATTGAGAAAAAACAACCCGAGTGTGCAACAGAAGATGGAGCTTACATTACATTCTTGGAGAAGAATGATGCTGGTGTATATCAGCCGTTTATGAAGCCGTTATTGCCGATTTGCATTCTTCACACCACCGGTGGCGATTCTCATTTCAGAATTTATAAATATATGAAGGACGTGCATGACGGTATTAAAGGCAGATATACAACCATACAATTAGGGGGACCAAGTGACTATCCAGCCTGGGCCGACATTGACTTACGGGGGAAACTTTCATTTAGGGAAACTGCGTGGATTATGTCTAAAGCTTCTATCGCGGTTACTGTTGACAGTTTCATTTCTCATCTTGCTGGTGCTCTGGGCGTGTCACAAGTTTGTCTATTTGGGTCTGGGAATTACGTTGTGGTTAAGCCAAATCAAGTATCGGGAAAGCTGATTTGTCTAAGTCCGGATTACGTTTCAGAGTGTAAAGGATTGGGGCCGTGTTCGGCTGCGGTTCGGGATTGCCCGGCAACATGCACCGGCTTGCACGATCCGAAGGATATTTTAAAATCAATCGAGGAAATCGAAGGATTAATGCTTTGAAAAAATTAACAATCGCAAGCAACTGTTATAACGAGATTTCACAATGCGCTGGATGGTACGATAACATGATTCAGATCGCCGATGGCGGCATATTAATTGTCGATACCGGATCTGATGACGGCACGAAAGAATTCTTTGAAAAGAAAATCGAAGAGGGCGCACCGGTTGTGTTTATAACCGATGACATAATTCTACGTGAAGGCTACGGACCTGCGAGGAATCATCTAAGGGAGATGACTCGAATACATTATCCGGATTCACATTGGGTTTGCTATTTGGATTTTGACGAGCGCATAATGCAAGAGGACTTCCACAAACTACGGTTCCTAAAGGATTATTTAATTCCGGAATATGACGTTATCGCATTGCCTCGTTTAAATCGTCTGGACAAAGAGACCATGGCCACAAAAAACGATTACATGATCGCTCCGGATTACCAGGCGCGCATGACCCGGCTGGGATCTCCCCTTCAGTATATTCGAAAGCTTCATGAGAATATCGTGGATTATAATAAAATGTACGCCCAGCTTAATAATCCGAAGATTCATCACTTTCATCGATCGACCGATCAGAAGAAGCGGGATTACATTGGTCGTCTATGTAGTAAGCTCCATGCTGAAGATCTTGAGTATGGAGGGACATATGGCACCCATCATAAGGAAGAATTTTATTATAAGCAATACCAGGAGATTGGGTTGCATGGAGAGAAGGCATAATGGATTATCTTAATGTTTATACGAGCCTGGGGAATAAACTCATTCATCACCCCAAGGTCGTCAATAAAATAAAACGTGAGCGAAAAGGCACGCCTGTCTCGATCCAGATTGGTGCAACCTCAAGGTGTAATTTATCTTGCTCATTTTGCTCGAACGCCAATCGAACAAAGCACGAGGACTTAGATCCGGTTATGCTGGTAGACTTTCTTATGCATATGAAAGACCTTGGGGCGAAGGCCGTTGAGTGGACCGGCGGCGGTGATCCTACTATGTACGAAAATATCAATTATTTTTTGGAGTTTGCGGGACTTGCAGGATTCGAGCAGGGCATGATCACGAACGGAATTTTACTTAGGGAAAAGATAGACGAGGACAATCTTAATCGCTTGAAATGGTTGCGTATTTCAATGAACTGCCTTGATTATGTTTGGGCGGTAGACATTCCGAAAATAAAAGGCACCCTTGGATTTAGTTATGTGATGAATGTAAATACCAGCGAGTCCGTTTTGAAAAATCTTCATGAGCATGTTGAGAAACATAATCCTAAATATGTGAGGATCGTAACGAATT